GGAGCACGGCAAGCTCTCATTTACTGAGAAGATTGAGGTCATGCCGGACAGCTCCAGCGCGTCACGGTGGGATATCAAAGGGCACACCGGCGGTATGGTTACTGCGGGTGTTGGCGGTCCTATCACTGGCAAAGGCGCGGATCTGGCTATCATTGACGATCCGGTCAAGAACGCAGAGCAGGCAAGCAGCAAGACATACCGCGATAAGGCATGGGAATGGTACCAGAGCACGCTTTACACCCGGTTAGAGCCGAACGGTGCGATCATCCTCATTATGACCCGGTGGAATCAAGGCGACCTTGCCGGGCGCATCCTTGAAGATATGCAGCAAGGCGGGGAACAGTGGGAAGTCATCAACCTCCCTGCAATCGCGGAGAGCAACGACCAGATCGCCCGTCCGGTTGGCGCTCCCCTGTGGCCGGGGAGGTTCGGGCTGCCAGAACTGGAGAAGATCAAGCGCACCGTCGGCTCTTACTACTGGACAGCCCTCTATCAGCAGCGCCCCACCCCCCAAGAAGGCGGGATGTTCAAACGGCAATGGTTCGAGATCGTGGACGATTACCCGAAAGCCTGCCGTAAGGTCCGCAGGTGGGATCTGGCAGCGTCACAACAGAAAGGCGATTGGACTAGTGGCCTTCTGCTTGGAGAGTGGCAGGGCATCTTTTACGTGATCGATCTTCAGCACGTCCGTGAGAATCCCGCAGGCGTGGAGGCTCTGGTGCGGCAGACCGCTGATCGGGACGGCATCACGACAATGATCCGGATGGAACAGGAGCCGGGGAGTTCGGGAGTGAACACCATCGACAACTACGCCCGCCGGGTTCTCGTAGGGTACGCCTTTAAAGGTGTTCCGTCAACGGGTCCGAAAGAAGTGAGGGCGCAACCCGTTTCAGCGGCAGCGGAAGCGGGAAATATCAAGATCGTACGGGGAGCTTGGAACGCGGCATTTCTGGATGAGGTAACGTTGTTTCCGAACGGTGATCACGATGATATTGTTGATGTACTGAGTGGGGCCTTTACGGATTTAACATTGAGAACCGGCGGCCACATACGGGCGACCGGGCGAACTATTGGAGCGAGAACATGAAAGCGAAAGAAGTACTGGACGTTTGCGAACAACTGGAATATATGGCGGGAATCGGTCGGGGAATGCTTGTGGGAATCCCTCCGGATGGTGATGTGCTGATCAGGGTAAACCACGAGGATGCAGATCGGCAATTCATCCACCTTGCGGGGTTCTTTTGGGCGTGTCGCCCGGAGGCAAAAAGATCATGAGACTGACAATATTTGGAAAGGAGTTATCATTACTCGAAGGCCAGACGGACAATCTCGTCACGCGGGCAAAGGCATGGAACGCGGCCCCGGGGCTGGATCTCACACAGGATCCGACCCGCACATTCCGGACAATGCGGTCCCTGCGGAACATCTACCTGCAAGGCGCTTACATCGCGGAGGGCGTGGACCTGTTCCCGCTCTATGCGTTCGGTGCCGGGTATGAACTGGAAACCGATGAGGAAACCGAAGGCGACGGGGAAGCCGCAAAGAAAGCCGTGCAGGAATTCCTTGACCGGATCAACTTTTACGATGTCCAGTGGCAGCTCTCGGTCGATGCAGAGGTTGTCCGGGATGGCATCGCGGAGATCGTGTATGGCAAGGGCTCGCTCGGTCAGGTGCCGGTCAACGTGGTGCCCCGTCCGGCAGAGTGCTTTGAGTTCGATACTAACCTCAAAGGCGAAATCCAGACATACACCCAGAAATACGACAACCGAGGCAACATCATTCAGGCCGTCACCCTGGAGCCTAAACAGGTACTGCATTATCAGTTTATGAGCCGGACGGATTCCCCGTACGGCATCAGCATCGTGGAACGGTGCATCCACGACATTAAGCGGGATACGAAGGTCGCGGAGGCCATCACAGCGGGTATCTGCCTGCATGGCACCCCGAAATGGCATATCAAAGCCAACAGCACCCAACCGGACCGCGCCTCACTCACCAATGCCGAATATGCCGATCTGGAAAGCCAGTTTGAAAGTTTCAACGCCAAAGATCAATTCATCACGGAAGGCGATATCGTGGTGCAGGCGCTGGATACCGCAGGCGTTCAAAACGTGCAGATGTATTCGGATGTTACCCTCCAGCGAGTAGTGGCGGGTATGGGGATCCCCGGGGAACTGCTCGGATTAAGGCAGGGAACCACCGACGCAACCGCCGTTTCCCGTGTGGGGGCGTTCCTGAAAAAGATCAAGAGCTGCCAGCGGGATATTGAGAGCCTGTGGAACCTCAATATTATCGACAGGATCACCGGGAAACCCGGCCTCGTAAAACTGAAACTCAACGATCCATCGCCTGAGGACTTCGTGCAGATATCGGCAGCCATTGCACAGCTCAGGACAGGAGGCGATGAGACCGTCGCACCGTGGCAGTGGTGCCGTGAGCGGTTGAAGATCCCAACCAATGAAGAGCTCGGCATTGATGAGCCGGAACCCCGCCCGAAGTATGATCCCTCGCAGATGGGGCTCGGTGGATTCCTCAACAATCAACCCCCACAGGATAAGAGCGGGCAGGTAGAAGATGCCGAGAAGGAGCTGGCCGCCGCCGCCCACGAACTCTCGCAGATCGTGAGGGGGGCCACGAGGGAGATGGCAGATGATCCGGGCGGGCGATGGGTCACGATCAACGGAGCGCACATCCTTATTAAGGATGGAGAGAGCGCCGGCGATGCGTTCAAGAGGACGACGGGAAAGGATCTTGGGGGGCATTCATTCTCAAAAGCGGGTAAAACCGTCTCAACGAATGCGGTAGCCACCACCCACTCTGATTCCCGCGACGCCGACATTGTTGTATCGGTCAATGGGAAAAAGACAACAATTAAAGCAAGTGACGTACATCCGAACAAAGACTCCCCCACGGGATATACTATGGATGTTGGTGGTGGGGATGTTGCCCGGGATTTTGCACCGAACACAAAACAAAATATCAATCTCTCTATTGACAAAGAAACGCACGACATCCTTCAATCTAACGCAAAGGCAGCGATTCAAGCCCGGGCATATGATGAATCAGCTAAACCCCTCTCAAAATGGTCATATGAATATGGTGTCGATACCGGGACGTTACAAATCCGTCCGGAGGGTGTCGATCCGGTTTGGCACGACACCGCCTCTAAAACAAGAGCTGATATTGCCTCGTTGAATATTGATCAAAAAGCCGCTCTTGGGTCGGAATTAAATAAAGTCTCAAAACAAGGTGTTGGGGGGAGGTATGAGGTATCAGATACCGATGTAAATACAGCCCTCACATCAGCCAAACAGTATAAATCTCCGGCAACAATAGCGCGAAAAGCCGAAATCGATAGCAAAATATCAATCGCAAAGTCCACCGGGAGAGATCAAATCATTTCGACGGTGCTTGTCGAAGCAAAGGGCAACGAGGATCTACCAGCGATTGAGACATATATAAAACCAGATGGGACTACGTATAAAAAGAGGGTGGATTATCATTAATTCAGTCCAACCGGACGATCATCACCCTCTTCCCCTCCCATCCCTTTGGGACGTTGATCCGTCCGGAACTCTGGTTCCCTGCCCCGGGCCGCACGGTATACTCCCGTGCCTCGTAGCCAAGGGCGCGAAACGCTTCCCGATCTTCCGTCGCATTCTCGTCTTCAAGGGTTGCAGGGTCAACCATCAGGCGCTTACCGTCTGCGAACTCCACGACGGGGTATCCGCACCCCTTGGAGAACCCAACAACCTCAACCTGCGAGACCACAACCTCATCTTTGCTCAATCGGTCCCGGTGCGTGAGGGTTTGCCCCTCTTCAATTTTCGACAGATACATTGCAATCACGTGTTCCCGATGTACAAAACCCGTGCATCTTCAACATCATACTTCTTTGCCATCAGCACATCAAACTCCGTGCTCTCTTCATTGTGCGTCCCTGCCGGAACATGGTTCAGAAGGGTTGTGAGTTCTTTGAGTCGTGCCTTTTCAACATCGGTGAGTTCTACCATCTCAATACCTCATATACCTATTATACCTATAAGTATATATAGTTTTGGTAAGGTGAGGATATGACCCCCCCGCCCGACACCATCGACCGCGCCTTTGAGCTGATG